TTCAGCCTAAAGGCAGCTACACCCCTGCGGGTCAGGCTTATACGAAGGCGGAAAGCGATTCGCGGTATAACCTAAAAAATACCGCAACCAAATCAGCCAATGCTATGACGCATAAAGATGCTTCAACAGGTGTTATGGAAGTGGTAATGAGTAATATAGCCGTAACAAACAATACGAATGTGAATGTTACTTTCCCTACCGCATTCCCCAATGCATGTGTTGGCGTGGTAATAACCTATGATGGTGCGGGCCATGGCTCCGGTGATGACTCTTCAATAGCCGTTCCGTCGTATAGCCGAACTGGGTGTGTTCTGCGGGCGAATAATGCTAACGGTAAATTTATGCTTATTGCAAAGGGATATTAATATGACAGTCTACTTTAGCGCCGCTGAAAATGGGTTTTTCGATGATGCGTTCAAAGCTGATTACATATTGGCTGGTACCTGGCCAGCTGACGCAATCGTGATTTCTGAACAATGGCATCAATACTTACTTGAAGGTCAGAGAAAGGGGAAGGTGATTGTTCTGAACACCTATAACCAACCCGTGCTTGCTGACCCGCCAGCACCCACAAAGGAACAACTGGATGCAGAAGCTGAGGCACTTAAGGCTACGCTTATAGCTGCTGCAAGCGAAACAATCTCTATCCTGAAAGATGCTGTAGATTTAGGCAGGGCCACAAAGGAAGAGGAGGCGCTTCTGTTAGCGTGGCGGGAATATCGAATATCGTTAAACCGCATCGATACCAGCAATGCGCCAGATATTGAATGGCCGGTCAAGCCCACTTAATGAACTTGACCTGGGTTTCAACCTTTCCCTTGATTGACTACTTTACTGAAAATTGGAAGGATGGCTCTTCTGTACTTATGCTTAATCTTCGTCTTCAATGTCCTGCGGGACATAAGCAGATTCCATAGTTCCTTTTTTTTCTTGTGGATAGCCTGAGCATCTTCAGGAATATTGATCGTTGAGCTTTTAGCCTCGTCCGACAGATGTACTGGGTGAGGGACTACAGAATATACGTCAACTAATGACATATCTTCGAATAGTCCCCATTTATCTGCCACAATCCAAACAGGATTAAGGCCTTTAAGTAGAGAACGAGCCGCGCTGTTATTTACTATATAGCTATGAGTAGTGGTTGCATGTAATGTTTTATGCAGAGAATGCTTGCTCGTTAATTTTTTTAGAGGTTTTTTAAAAAACTTATTGGAGCGGCTTAATAAAATAACAGAAGGACGATCGGCAGGGATGCTGATTTGTGCCATAACCTTTTTAAATTCTTCATCCAAAACAACATCATCTTCGAGAATCAGCGCATAATCTATATTCTCGTCAATCATTTTCTTATAGATTTTCTGGTGACTTAACGCACAACCGATTTCCCCAGGAAGAAAAGCATAATTCACTTTCGCAGTGACACTTTTCCTCTCCTCTTCAGACATTAGTCTGCCATCAACGGCTTCGATAAACTCAGCTTCAAGGCCCAGAGCTTGAAGCTGAGCTTCCATTTTCTGCCGTCTTTCTACCGACTTTTTAAGATTTACAATAAAAATTTTCATAAAAAACCTGTGGTTAAAAGCCTCTTTCGAGGCTTATCGTTTTTCTCGTCCAATTACTTTATCTGCCGCGACACGAGACAGGAAGCCAGACCGACTGCCGTATTCTGGATGCGCGGCCACAAACTGATCGATACGGCGGATCAGCAATGAGGGAAGCGTAACATTGATTTTTTCTGCTTTTCCCATCAGGCGAGTTATATCCACGTCAACCAGGGCCCATACCGCCCCGTCGTACTCCGGATCAGATAGCCAGTTTTCGACGGTCGTTGCTTCTGGAACGCTCTCGCCATCTTCAACCAGTAATTCGATGTGTGCCTCGATCGCTTCACGTACGCTTTCAATCGCGTCCTGATAATCATCACCGCCAGAGAAGCAGCCAGGAATATCAGGTACGCGAACGCCGAAGGATGAATCGCCTTTATCAATAGCAACAGGGTACAACATTTAAACCTCCAGTAGGGGGGCTTAGAGCCCCGCCTGTTTTTTGATGCTTTTCAGTGTTGGTAACGGTATGTCTTTCTGTGGATGCTTTACCGTTACCAGCCCCTTTTTCGTTGGGTGTTTGAACTGGTGATGGCTGCCTTTCACTCTCACCAGATACCACCCATCGGCTTCTATCATTGCTATTGCATTCCTGCTATCCATCCTCCGGCTCTCTGTGTTGTCTTGATGGGGTTATAATAACCCCTAGCTACGGTAAAGTCAATGATTATCGGAGTTATAGGGGTTATTAATTGCAGATTAGGCAGGAGAGCACTGCTCGCAGTGATTAAGGTTGCACCAATATATGGTTATCAAAATTTAAAAGTGATGAAGAGAAATCAGCTAGTTACAGCGTAAACAATAAGGTGTCTCCATGACTCGTTTTAACACTATTGTTCATAAAATTCATAATGTTAACAAAAGTCTTGCAAAATACTGCTGCGTCATATGGAATGGTTCGAAGCCGCAGACCTGATCGTTAAAGGTATGGAAGGCGCGATTAACGCCAAAACCGTCACCTATGACTTTGAACGTCTGATGGAAGGCGCTAAACTGCTGAAATGCTCAGAGTTTGGCGACGCGATTATCGCGAACATGTAATCCACTCGCTGGGTTAAGTGATAACGGGAGCCTGAGGGTTCCCGTTTTTTATGCACACAACAGGTAAACTACGCTATGAACCAGGATATCCCGCTGAAGTATTATGACATTGTCGATGAGTATGCGACTGAAACGGCGAAACCGGTTGAAGAGGCAGAGCGTACGCCGCTGGCACACTACTTCCAGCTGCTACTTACTCGTCTGTATAACAATGAGGAAATCAGTGAAGAGGCGCAGCGGGAGATGGCTGTGCAGGCAGAGATAGCTGAAGATCGCATTGACGATATTGCAAACTTCCTGAATCAATGGGGCAATGAATAACGCATCATCGCGCGGAGTCTGCCAGCAGGCTGGCCAGGTCGTGCCGGGTGAGTGACTTTGAAAAGTACCAGCCTTGTACGAGAGCATCAGGGTATCTCTGCGCGATGAACTGATATTGCGTTTCGCTTTCGACCCCTTCAAAAACGAGGGTTTTATGCAGTTTAGCGAGCGCGTCGCTAAAAATAACCAGAATATCCTGTTTATAGTGCTCGTTGATGCCGTCCACTAGCGACTTGTCCACCTTAATCTCGTCATATTTGAGATTTGATAGCCTGGCCAGATTCGAGTTTTGCACGCCAAAATCGTCTATTGAAATTTTGACGCCTGCCGATGTCAGCTCCTCACAAAACTCTTCAAGAATGGCCGAGGTGGAAACGCCGTTCTCGGATAACTCAATTTTGATTAACGATAAGGGTATAGCGTTCTGTAAGCATTCATGGCGTAACACCGCCAGGAATTTGCCGTCTTCAATTTCCGTTCGGCCAACGTTCAGCGATATCATTAACTGATGTTCAGTGGCCAGCGCAGCAATTTCCGCCAGGGATTTTTTTATCATGTTCTGATAATAGACGTTATACAGGCCAATTTTTTTAATTAACGGGATAAACAGCTCAGGAGAAACCTCTTTGTGATTGTTATCCTGCCATCTTGATAACACTTCAACCCCGACGATTTTCTTATCGGCCACCCGAATAACAGGCTGAAAATGAACGCTGATGGTATTCGCTTTCACCGCCTTGACCAGCGTTCGCTCCAGAGAACGCCGGTCTTCATAAAGCCGCAGAGAAAATAGCGTCAGCGACACCCAGATAAAGTATAAAAACAGGCACAGGAGCACCATCACGATGTGGGAGAGTGAGGCCAGTCCGGCATCGTGGTGTGTGACGGTAACGCACAAATCCCAGCGTGTACTGCACTGCGTCACAGCCAGCGTAAATAACAGAGACTGTAAGCGGCTAAGGTTTTCTGTAGGAGACGTAACCGTGAAAAAGGTGCGGTCGAAATCTTTAGTGGAAGAACGAAGCGAATAGTTGGCGGTGACGGGTGTAAATTTATCGTAGGCCGAACGGGAGGTGAAGATAATAAGATGGTTATAAATTGTCGCATTGCCGACAAAGAAATCTTTCTGCGAAAATTGCGCCAGACTGAATCCGTTCTGGGTTTTATGTATCTCAGAGGGCAGGGTGATGGGATGCGCCAGTTTGCCCCAAAACGCGGTGCAGGTAATTTTCCCCTTTTCAATAAACCCCACATCGGCGAAATAGAGACTGCGCATCTTTAATTTTCGGTAGATGTTCAGACTTGCGCTATCGCATCCCTGTACGGAGGTATTTTTTAGCGTACTGGCGATATTTTGCGTAAATGCTTCGGAATAGCTTAAGAGCGTGTGGGAGAGATCTCTCTGCCGGTTCTTTTGCTGCTCAGCGATAATGGCATTAACCGCATACAGCGACAGGACGACCATAAAGGTTGAGATGATAGCAACGGCTATGGCCTTCTTCATTTTCCTGCTGTCCCGCCACGTCCTGAGGTGCAGGGATCTTAACACAGGTCATAAAAGCTACAAGTATGAGAGTTGAGCCTGCCCGGAACTGAAATGAAAGCCACCGTGCCAGGCTCCGTTCATTTCAGAACCACTCAAACCGTGTAGAGAGCAGTAACAGTAGCGTACTGGCAGAAACAAGATTAAGACAGATGACAAACTTGCTCGATACGTTCATGTTATCAACGTTTTTTGCTGTTCAGGAGCCACAGAGATTAGCGTTTCACTCTCACAAATAAAACGCCAGATTTTGGTGGTTTCAGGTAAAAAAAAGCCCACTCAAAAGTGGGCAAGAAATACTGGAAGCAATGTGAGCAATGTCGTACTGAATACCTGAGTGATTTGCTCAACTATTCAGTAATGAGAAAGATAATCTTTCTCAGTAAAAGATGCAACCCCACGATGAGTGTGGAACGACAATTTTTTTGCTGCTCATATTTCGCTCAAACGAACCATGTGATTCTTATCACAAATTTCCTTTCTCAGATCCTGTGCTATCCTTTTCTGTGTCGTTGATTTAATGACAAAAACCATACAGAGAGGAAAGCT